AGGCCGCGTGCGTCGTGGTGGACGGGCTCAACGGCGCGGGCACGCTCTGCGAGCAGCTGGACGCCCTTGGGTGCCCTCGCGGGTTCGTCGTGCGCCCGAACGCGGGCAACGTGATAACCGCCGCCACCGGCCTTGTGGACGGGCTCAAGGACGGCACGGTCAAGCACACAAGGCAGAAGGCGCTCGATGCTTCGGCTCTCGACGCCACCGTGCGACCGATAGGCCACAGCGGGGGCTGGGGCTTCGGCAGCGACGGAATGCACCAGTCGGAGCCGGTCGAGGCATGCGCACTGGCCGTCTGGGCAGTGCGCACGACGCGGCGCAACCCGGCGAGGAAGCAGAGGATGCTGTGATGGATGTTGTGATACGCGACACCAGGGACGCCCGCATGAGGGCCGTCGAAATCGTGAGCGACGCTGGGGCATACATCGCGACGCACGCCGAGGACTTCGTGGCGCGCGCTGGCTCGGACGAGGTGACGCTGGCCGATGGGCTCGACATCACCGTGCACGTCCGGACTGTTGACGAGCTGCCGACCATCACGGTCACGCGTGAAGTGGTACTCCCGCCCCATGCGGATAGAAGGGCATGATGCAACACACAAACCGATTTGACGGCGTGGACCCCGCCCGCCCGAGTGGCCCCGGAGTTCCCGCTGCTCTTGCGCAGGCGCTGGATGACCTGTTCGACACGTGGGCGGCAGTCAACGCGCGCAATGCAAGGCTCACGCAGTACTACGAGATGCGCAATCCCATCAAGGACTTCGGAATCGCCATCCCGCCAACCATCAAGAACGTTGAAGAAGTCGTGGGCTGGGCGCAGAAGGCTGTTGACGTGCGCGTGAACCGCTCGCGCTTCGATGGCTTCGTGTTCCGTGGCGAGTCCGACCCCACGCTCGACGCGCTGGTTACGCAGAACCGCCTCCGCCAGCTCGTGCGCATGGCTACGCGCTCGATGCTCACGCACGGGTGCTCCGCTATCACCGTGATGCGCGGCGCTGCGGGACAGCCAGCCGCCAAGGTGCGCGCGTTCTCGGCCAACCAGTGCTGCATGCTCTGGGACAAGGACGCCGACCAGATAGGCGCGGGAATCGTCCTCGCAGGCGTGGACCGCGAGGGCAACGCGAGCCGATACGTCCTTCACCTGCCAGACCGAGTGACCGTCTTCGAGCGCGACCCGGATTCGTGGGAGTGGCGCACGGCTTCGGACGAGCGCAACCCCGTGGGCGCGATGCTCATGGTCCCGCTCGTGAACGACGCCGACATAGACAAGCCGCTCGGCCACCCGGTGCTCACGCCCGAGCTGACCTCCATCGTTGACAAGGCCGTGCGCGACGTGCTCCGCATGGACGTTGGCGCGGAGTTCTTCACGACCCCGCAGCGCTGGGCGACCGGCATCGCCGCCGACCTCTTCTCTAAGCCGCTCGTCGACGAGAACGGCAAGCCCGTCATCGACGAGGAGACCGGGGAGCCGGTGCTCGTGACAGACGAGGCCAAGAAGCTCCGCGCCTACCTCGGCTCGCTCTGGATGTTCACGAAGGACGAGGACGGCGACACGCCGACCCTCGGCCAGTTCCCGGCGGGCGACGCGCAGAACTTCATCGCGACCTACGAGAACGACGCCCAGCGCTTCTCCGGCGCTTCGCTGGTCCCGCTCGCGCAGCTCGGCGTGATGGGCAACACCTACACAAGCTCTGACGCGCTAAGCGCGAGTAACGACCCGCTCATCCTCGACGTGCAGGGTATCAACGACGGACTCCGCGACTCGCTCTGGCAGGTCGCACGGCTCATGATGGCAGTGTCTCAGGGCATCGCGCTCTCGGGCCTCACGGACGAGCAGAACGGCGTCATGGCATCGTTCCGCGACCCGTCAATGCCGACGCTTGCAAGCCGTGCGGATGCATGGACGAAGCTTGCATCTATCGACCAGGGCATTGTCGGCACCCGCGTTTTCTACGAGGGCGTGGGACTTGACCAGGCCACAATCGACCGGCTCATGCTCGCGAAGGAGAACACGGCGCAGGAGCTTGCCTATCAGCAGCTCTTCGGTGGCGCTGCCGCCCAGACGCCAGCCGCCACCACCGCAGAGCCGATGGAAGAGGAGGGCGAGTAGCCAATGGGCTACGTCATCCCGCGTGCCTACATCGACAATTTCGCGGAAGCGACCGAGGCGATAAGCGCCGCGAACAAGCAGGCGCTTGAGAAGGCGCTCGCTTCTATCGACGTGACGGCTCCGGACGCCGAGGATGCCATCGTCTACGCCATGCAGACCGTATGCAGCGGCGGGACGAAGCAGGCAGCATACCTCGCTAGGCAGTTCTACCTCGGGCTTCGCGGCATCATGGTTGGCAACGATGACGGCTACGAGGGCGCGGAGGACACCGGCTATGTCCCCGGGGCCACGGAGACCGTGGCGCGCGGAATCGTGCGCTCGAGCGACGCAGACGCGGCGCTTGCCGCCCTCCAGTCGCGCGTTGGCTACGAGGTCAAGCGCGCCAGCGGCGGCACCGTGTACGCATGCGGGCGCTCCGACCCGAGGAAGCCGCGATTCGCGCGCATCCCGCGCCGCTCGAAGAGCTACGCCGCCGGATGTCCGTTCTGCCAGATGCTCGCGTCGCGCGGGTTCGTCTACCTCAGCGAGATGAGCGCGGGCGGCATCGACCCGGACCACTACCACGACGATTGCAGGTGCCAGGTGGTTCCGTCGTGGGAGGAGTCCCCGCGCGTCGAGGGCTACGACAGGCACGACTACGACGAGGGCTACCAGAGGTACCTGGAACAGGATCACTCCAAGCACGAGGCGAAGCTCAAGGTGACCCGGAAGAACCGGTACGACCAGAGCGGGCGTCTCAAGGCTGGCTACTCGGGTTTTCGGGTTGACCAGCAGGCGCCGATGACCCCTGCCGACAGGGCCGCGCAGCACGCCAAGAATGTCGCGGCGCAGCACGCGGGCTGGAAGGCCGCGTACGAGAAGAAGAAGCAGCAACGCGCATAGCAGCACCAAAGCTGAATCAGGCCTCCGACGGGAGGCCTTTTTCATATCTCGCCGCCGTGGGCGAAGCACGGATGGACGACCACCAAAGGTGGGATTCACGACGACCCCCATGCGGGGGAGATTGGAGCCGACATGGCCGAAGAGAGTGGAACCCAGCAGCAGACGCCGAAGACGTTCACCCAGGACGAGGTGAACGAAATGATGGGCAAGGTGCGCCGTGAGACGCGCGAGAAGTACGCCGACTACGACGACCTCGCGAAGAAGGCCAAGGCATACGACGATGCACAGGAAGCCGTGAAGTCCGAGCTCGAGAAGGCCCAGGAGGCGGCAGCAGCCGCAAAGGCCGAGGCCGACGCGCTCAGGGCCGAGAAGGCCCACGCCCAGCTCGTTGCCAAGGTGTCCGCAGCTACCGGAGTCCCCGCGTCGCTCATCAGCGGCAAGGACGAGGAATCCATGACTGCCACCGCCAAGGCCATCGCGGAGTTCGCGAAGGCAAGCTCCACGGCAGCACCAGCTGACAAGGGCGGCGCAGCCAGCGGCTCCATGCACATGTCCGACGAGACCATCAGCAAGATGACGAACCCCAGCGACCGCGTGATGGCATACGCACGCGGTTACGAGGGACAGTAGAAAGGTAGACAGCATGGCAGCACCCGCCAATCTCACTGACTCCGCAGCGATTAACTACGGACTCACCAGGGAGTTCATTGCGAACTTCAACCAGGACACCAACAACCTCATGCGCCTTCTCGGCATCGTGACGCCCGAGCACGTCGGCGCGGGTTACACGCTCACCCAGCACAAGGTGACCGGCAAGCTCAACGACGCCAAGGACGAGAACGGCAGCTCCGGCTCCGCCTACATCGAGGGCGATCTCGTGTCCCTCTCCAAGTACACGATGGCCGAGACCACCATCGGCAAGATCAAGATGCGCCCGTACCGCAAGGTAACGTCCGCTCAGGCCATCGCCGAGCATGGCGCCGTCCCGGCAGTCGTGCGCACCGACCAGAAGATGCTCGCCGACATCCGCGCGGACATCCTCTCCCAGTTCTTCACGTTCCTCGGCACCGGCACCGGCACCGCCACCGGCAAGACCCTCCAGGCCTGCCTCGCGTACATGGACGCCAAGCTCGAGAACACGCTGGAGACCAACAACGACAACGGCGCGGCCTACAGCCTCGTCCACTTCGTCAACCGCACCGACATCGCGGACTACCTCGCGGACGCCACGGTCACCACGCAGACCGCCTACGGCATGACCTACATCCAGAACTTCCTCGGCGTGCAGAACATCTTCGTTACCAACAAGGTAGCCGCCAAGGCTCCCATCGTGACCGCCAGCCAGAACCTGCACCTCTACGCGCCGGAGTTCGGCGAGCTTGCGCAGGCCGGGCTCTCCTACACGCAGAGCGACGACGGGCTCATCGGCGTCAACCACAACGCTGTCTACGATCACGTGTCCGTCGAGACCAACGTGCTCACTGGCGCGACGCTCTTCGCCGAGGTCCCGGATTACATCGTCAAGGGCACCATCGCACCCGGTGCCTAATAGGGAGGACGCATGGCCACGGCCAGAACGGCAAGGACGGCCACGAGCCGCAGGGCCACGACCGAGAAGGCCGTGGTCGTGTCGGCGTTCACCGGACTTAAGGAGGACGGGCGCGTCTTCTACCCCGGAGACATCTTCGATGGCTCCAAGGCGCGCGTTGCCGAACTCCGTAAGGCCGGGTACCTCGCGGAGGAGGACGCATGACCAGCTATGCGACTGTGGAGGACTACCGCACCGACACCGGGGACTCCGCGTCTGACGCGACGCGCGTGGATTCCATGCTCGCCCAGCAGAGCGCCAAGCTCCGCGCAAGGGCGGGCATCGCGGAAGGGCGCACGCTCACCGAGGACCAGCTGCTCATGTGCCGCGCGCTCGTCACCGACGCGTGCCGCAAGGCGCTCGTGAAGCCATCCGTGGACGCGTTCGGCGACCTCACGGGGCTCACGCAGGGGACGTTCTCCGCGAACGGCTTCTCTGGCTCGTTCCAGAACGCGAACGGCTCTGGCGCGGCCTACTTCGACAGGGACACGCTCCGCGCTCTCATGCGCTCGCTAGGCACGTCCCAGGGCGCAGGTACGGTCATCCCGTCGTACGGGAGGCTCTGATGCTGGGCGAGACGGTGGCCGTCCTCACGCGCCGCAAGACCGGTGAGGACGAGATGGGAGAGCCGGTGTGGGAATGGGACTCCGAGCGCGTGGAGAACGTGCTCGTGCGCCCGCTCTCCGGCTCCGACCTCGCTGATTCGCTCAGGCCGGACGGCATCCGTGTTAGCTACTCGCTGGCCTTCCCCAAGGCGTGGACGGCAGGCAAGGCCACAGGCTTCCTCACCCACCGCCGCGTGGCCCTCGTGGCGCGCGGGATGGACGAGCGCGACGCCGACGCCGCCTTGCGCGTGTCCGGAAGCCCCGACCGCACTACACCGTGCCCCACCGCGTGGGACACCACCGCAGAGGTGGGGAGGACGGATGGCTAGCGGGATGCGCTTCGGGCGCTTCAGGCCGGATAGCGCCGGGATCATGGAAGTCTTCAAGGGTCCCGACATGCAGGCCGCGCTCTCTGCCGCTTCCGGACAGAAGGCGTCTGCGGCTACGTCTGTCGCACACCTGCACAGGACCAGTGCGTCACCAGAATACGAGGGCGTATCAAAGGTGCTCGACCGCACGGCAGTCGGCATCGTGCGCCCCGCAAACTGGGCCGGATACATCGACCAGAAATACCATCACACGCTCGATTCGCTCAACCACTAGGGGGGCACAGATGCCAAGGCTGAACGTTCAGGCCGACGTGAGGGCACGGCTAGCGAAGGCGCTTGCCCCCGTCGAGGTTCGCGTGAGCGTGCCGGACCCGCGCCCCAAGAGTCTCGTCGTGGTCACACGCGAGGGCGGAAGGCGGCTCAACGCCCTGCAGGACAGGGCAGGAATTGGGCTGCTCATCTGGGCACCCACCGAAGAGAAGGCGAGGGCGCTTGCTGACGCGGCGGGCGACGCCATGACGAGCCTTAGGTTCGAGGACGGCTACGAGCTCGTCACCGAGGAGACGATGCGCTCCGAGCCCGATGACGCTACGAACCCGCCCTCCCCGCGATGGTACGCAAGCTACACATTGACAACGCATAGACCATAGGAGGTCATATGGCAATCAGCGAACTCGACTCTTCGCTCGTGACTGTTGGTAACCCAGTAGATGGCGGCAGCTGCTTCACGAGCTTCAAGTCTGACGTGGCACTCCCCACGGACGCTACAACCAAGATGAGCACGCTTACTGGCTTCGAGTCTCTCGGAGAGCTGTCCGACAACGGATTCACCGAGTCGAAGTCCGTGAGCACGGATGCCAAGAAGGGCTGGCATGGGACCACATTGCTTGTGGTTACCACCGACGAGGACAAGAAGTACAAGGCTGAATTCGTCGAGGTGAACCGCCCGTCTGTCGCGAAGCTTCGCTATGGAGCCGACAACGTCACAGAGGGCACGGATGGCTCGGTCAGCAAGATTGAGGACAAGTTCGGAGTCGATACGATTGTCCCTCTCGTCTTCGATGAGCTGGAATCCAACGGCTTCCTCCGCCGGACGGTGGTCAAGAAGGCGCGCGTGACAAGCTTCGATGACATCGGCCACAAGAGGGGCGACCTGATCGTGTACGGCATGGAGTTCACCGTGCTCGACCCGGGCGACGGCTCCCCCGCAGTCATCATCTATCGCGCCAAGCCTGCCGCAGACGCTGGCACCGGCGAGTAGACCGGATGGGGCGGTGGGCTTACGCCTTCCGCCCCATTGTCTGATTGGAGGGCAAGTTGAAGCACGAAACCATGATGCTCATGACCGATGCGCAGGTAGATGCATATGCCGCGCTTCTCGGAATCGATGTAGACGGGTGCAAGACAAAGGCAGAGAAGGTCGCGAAGATAGAGGAGCGCCGCGAGCGTGTCGCGACCGTGGATGTAATCGGCCTGCACATCTCAATCCCCATCAAGCGCATCCACGACAAGCGGCTCATGGACAAGTACACCGGCAAGGCGCATACGAACATGGAGCTCGAGTCCGTCATCCGCGACATGGTGGGAGACGGGCAGATGGACGAGATTCGCGAAGCCTGCACGGACGATGACGGGACCGTTGATGCCGACGGCTATCTCGTCGTGCTCGATGCAATCAACCGCTCCGACGAACTAAAAAACTTCTAGCCCTCGCCAGCATCGAGGAGGGCACGTTCTTCCCGTTCCTGCCGAAGCGGCGCGGCATGTACGTGCGCCAGCTCATGGCGGACTTTCGCAGGATATATCACGTGTCATACCTCGACGTGCCCATGGGTGAAGCCGTGGCCCTCGCGTCGATGCTCGGAGGTGGCAGCGAGTATGCCGCCGCGCTCGACCCGCGTCTTGCGTGGGGCGAAGAGGAGACGCTGATAGCGGACCTCACGGATGCCGTGCTGAGGCTTACGAACATGCTGTCGGATGCGCATACCACGGAGGGTGCGCCGACGGTTCCGCGACCCGGGCAGGTCGAGCGAGTAATGCGGGAGCGTGCTAGGGCGGCGAGGGTGAAAAAGCGCATCGAGGAGACGGAATGGGAGGAAGCTGATGGCTAGCATCGGCAGCGCAGAGCTTCTGATTGTGCCGAAGTTCGACGGGCTGAGCGGCAAGGTGAATTCCGCCCTTTCCGGCGTAGACACAACGCCAAGCGGCAGAAAGATGGGCAAGGGCGTCTCGGATGGCGTGACGTCTGGGCTTGGCGGGCTTGTCAAGGGTGGCGCGATAGTAGGCGTCTTCTCGTCCATCACGAGCAAGGCTATGGACCTCATCTCGAGTCACATGGGCAGCGCGGCGTCGCGTCTCGATACGCTCAACAACTACCCGAAGGTCATGCAGTCGCTGGGTGTCGACGCGGATGAGGCGCAGGCATCCATCAAGACGATGAGCGACCGGCTTTCCAGCCTGCCGACGCGACTGGATGACATGGCGGCAACGACGCAGGGCCTCTATGCCGCCACCAAGGACTACGGCGTCTCGCTGACCACCGCCACCAATGCAGGCCTCGCGCTCAACGACATGCTGCTCGCTGGCGGACAGGGTACCGAAGTGGCGTCCTCGGCCATGGAGCAGTTCCGGCAGATGCTCTCCAAGGGCAAGCCGGACATGCAGGACTGGAAGGCCCTCATCAGTGCGGCCCCCGGCCAGATGGACCAGCTCGCGAAGTCCATGCTCGGCCCGACCGCGAACGCCAACGACCTCTACGCAGCGCTCGGCGGAGGCAAGAACGACCCGACGATCTCGATGAGCCAGCTGCTCGATGCCATCATCCAGCTTGACAACGAGGGCGGCGCGGGCCTTGCCAGCTTCAAGGACCAGGCAGAGGACGCAACCGGCGGAGTCCAGACCGCCGTGGACAACCTTGGAAATGCATTTACCAAGGGCATAGCCAAGGTCATGACGACCATCGGCAGCGAGAACATCGTGTCCGGCATCAACGTTGTGAAGGGTGCCGTGAACGGGCTGTTTGACGTCACGTCAAACGTCATCGAGTCTTCCATGGACTTCGCGAAGTACTCCGATAACGGCGCGAACGCAATGAGTCGCATCACAGACGCGATGCAGAAGGCAAGCGGCCCAGTCGATGGCGTCATCGACAACTTCGACACGCTCGGAGAGACGGTAGAGCACGCGATGGAGCGTGCCAAGAAGTCAGAAGAGAAGGCCACGGAGTCGCACCACAAGTACCTTGACGGGCTCAACGAGACTGCGAAGGTCGTAAGCGAGGCATACGACGCGTACTCGTCTCAGGTGTCCACCCTTGAATACGCCGGGCAGGTCATAGACTCATACGCCGGGAAGACGGGGCTTTCGTCTGCGCAGCAGCGCGAGCTAAAGGACGCCGTTGACACGGTGAACTCCTCCTGCGGCACGCAGTACCAGGTGATGGAGGACGGCTCTTCCATCATCGACGCGAACACCGGCGAGGTGCAGAGCAACACCACCGAGATATGGAACAACATCCGCGCACGCGAGGCAGCTGCCAAGGCCGACTTCTACATGACATCGAAGCTGCAGGCAGACAAGGACGCAGCCAACGCCCTCAACGATTTCCAGGACAGCAAGCAGAGTGCGCAAGACTACGCAGACGCGGTGCAGGCCCTCATTGACAAGTACGGCTCGCTTGGGAAGGTCAAGGAGAAGGCCTCCGAGGTGCACAAGGACAGCCTCGGGCAGGTCTATTTCACCGACGAGCAGAAGCAGGCTCAGGCGGCGCTCGGTGGCCTCAACGGCGCGGTGCATGCCATGCGCGAGGCGGACGTTGCACAGCGCCAGGCGGCACAGTCGGCGCGCGAGCTGGCGGCAGAGCAGGAGGCGCTGCAGGCCAAGGCGAGCGGTGCCGAGCTGACGATATCTCAGCTTGCCATGACCACCGACGTGGCCGCGCAGGCATTCACTGATGGCGGCACGAAGGCGCAGTACAGCATCGAGGACTTCGGCTCTGCGCTCGAGGCGGCGGCGGCGGACAAGGACAAGCTGAAAGACGCGATGGGCGACCCGGACACCATGGCCGAGATCGTGGCCGCGTATGACGGCACGGCAGAGAGCCTGGGAGGAGTCCTCGACCAGCTTGGCATCGGGTTTGACGAGACATCGGCCAAGGCAGCCGATGCCGCCGGGACAGTCTCCCAGATGGGGGACTGGCTTGCGGCGCTTGGGGACGATGCCTACGAGGCCTTCGCGCTCATGGGCACGTCATCCGATGACCTCGCTGGCAAGCTTTCGGCGGCTGGCGTGTCGATGGAGGAGCTTAGCTCGCTCGGTGCCGACAACTTTACGAAGATGGCCGAGAGCTGCAACGGCGACGTAGATTCGCTTATCAATAGGCTAACGCAGATTAATGCCCTCGGACTCGACCCGAAGACGCTCACCGTCAACGATGACGGCACCATCACGGACGAGACCGGCAAGGTCTGGGACCTCAACGCGATGACCATCGATGACAAGATTTTCACCGTCAACGATGACGGAACCATCAGCGTGGAGCAGGCGGGCGTCGACCACCTGAGCGCCACAGACGTGGCCAGCAAAAGCTTCGACGTCACGTCGAACGGCACCACGCAGGCCGAGACCGGCAACGCGCGCGACCTCCGCTCGAAGCTCGACATGGTACCAGGGATGTACACAGCGAAAGTGACGACCTCCGGAGTAGCAGACGCCTCGTCGAGCGTTGGGAGCCTGCTTGATAAGCTCTCGACCCTCGCCGGAACCGCGTGGACGGCTGTCGTGCACACCGTGACTGGCAACGCATCGGGCGGAATCAATCTCCGCGCATCCGGTGGCGTGAGGCGCCATGCATCCGGAGCGATATACACGAGGCCCACGTACATCTCGCCCAACGACATTATCGGCGAGGCGGGCGCGGAGTACTACGACGGGACCCACATCGTCCCGCTCACAAACCGCAGGTACTCGCAGCCTTTCGCCGACATCATCGCCGAAGAAGTCGCTGGGAAGATGGGCAGGGGCAACGTGGTCACGCAGCACGTCACGAACAACTTCTACGAGCGAGATGACATGTACGTGGCGGCGGAAATCTCTTCGCGTGCCCTCATGCGCGCAGCGGGGGTGTAATCGGTGACCGTATCTGAACGTGCATATGCGGAACTCAGCGCAGGGCCGCTG